CATCAAGTCCCGCGCTCTGCCGTGGAGTACGAACACATGATTACGCCGAAGATCGCGCAGAAGATTTACGAGCAGCACGAAGAATATTGGAACGACCGCCGCCCAGAGATGCGGCGACTCCGCAACGCCTACCTCATGCGGTACTGGCAGCGGAACATGTCTTACGACGAGAACCTGCTCATCGAGACTTCCAGGGCGTACGAGCTGATCGAGAGTTTCGTGGCGTCGCTGTTCGTGCGGGACCCCTCTGTCGTGGTCAAGCCAGACCTTCGCGGAGCCGGAGACCCTGAGCTGACCGAGGAGGTCGCCAACGACTGGCTGCTGAACACGCGTAGGGAGATCGAGGACGCCCTTCGGCAGTCCCTCATCTACCCCTGGGCAGCCATGAAGTTGACGCCGTCCGACTCCAAGGACGTGCTCAAGCGCGTGACCATCACACCGGTCGGCCCCTGGGACGTTATCGTCGATGATGCAGCATCGTCTTGGCAGACGCAGCGTTATGTTGGCCACCGCTACTATGTCCCAATCGAAGCGGCCAAGGAGAAGTACGGGAACAAGAAGTACGCAAAGCGCTCCTTTGCCCGCTACATCGACTATCAGGACGAGTCCGAGATGGTCGCTGCATACCGCAGAGACGAGGACCCGGTCACCCAACAGATCGACGACTTCATCCTTGTGGTCGAGTTCTATGACCTCGTGAAGGAGCGGCTGCTGGTGTGGTCTCCGGACTACGCAGAGGGGCGGAAGTTCCTGTACGACGGCATCGAGCTGGAGGTCGGCGTTGAGGGGGAGCCGTCGTCGGAGAAGTTCGACGGTATTCCGTTCCGCACGGCGAGCGATCGGCCCATCATTCCGATCGTGCCGCTGTACATGTCTCGGGAGCCGGACGAGCCGCTGCGCGGGTACTCTGCTCTGCGCCGCGTGTACGACCAAGTCGTTGAAATCAATACGATTCGCACGTTCCAGGCGAACGGCGCACGACGGGCGGCGCGGCAGTGGATGGTCGAGAAGGGCGTCCTCGACGAGGAGGCAATGTCGAAGATTGCCCAGGGGCAGGACGGCGAGTTCATCGAGATCGAACTCTCCCCGGGCCAGGACCTCACCCGGGCGATTGCCCCCGTGCCTCACAGCCCGGTCCCGCCGGAGTTGCAGATTTACGAGGGTCAGGTCGAGGACGACTTCGGGCGCGGCAGCATCATGGCTCCGTTCACACGGGGCGAAGCGACCAAGGCCACGGCTACGGAGATTACGGCTCTCGCGGCATACTCGGCATCCGAGATCGGTCGGATGGCGCGTGAGCGGGACGCAGCCATCGCAGAGGTCGCGCAGGCGTACGTCGTCATGCTTGCGACGCTCATGGGCGACGAGATCGAGATGGTTCGCCTGGGCGGAAAGGCCAAGGCGCTCCAGTCCGACGACCTGACCGGAGACTTTGGGTTCTTCGCGCAGGACTCGGGCTCGACCCCCATGTCCGAGGCAGTGAAGAAGCAGGAACTCATGAACCTCGTGCCAGTCCTCCAGGCTCTCGGCGTCAGCAACGACACCATCCTCAAGAGCCTTGTTCGCGTGTACCGGCTCAGCGAGGACTTCCTGCCGAAGGCGCAGCCGACACCACCAGTACCACAGCCGTCCCCGCAGGGGATGCCTCCCGGGATGATGGGCGCACCCGGCGAGGCGCTTCCGTCGATGGGTGTAGCACCCGGCGAGATTCCTACGCCCGGTTCCGTCCGCGCAGTGCCGCCTGACGGAGAGGTCATCTGATGCCGCTGTACAGCTACCGCTGCCGTTCCGGGCACGTCATCGAGGAACTGCGCAAGTTCGATCGCCGCATGGAGGAGTTGTCCTGCGGCATCTGCCAGCAGCCTGCGACCATCGTCGTCACCATGCCCGCGAAGACTGCGTGGCAGTGGGGAGACACGAAGTGGGACGGCTTCTACGACCGCGGTCTGGGGATCACCTACCGCGACAAGAATCACCGCGAGAGTGTCATGGCTGACCGCGGACTTCGTCCCCTTGAGGACGGCGAGGTCGAGGCGGAGCAGAGCCGCGTTAGCCGTGAGCACGAGCAGCACAACAAGAACGTCGAGACCTTCAAGCGAGTGCTGGAGGACACGGGCAGTTCTGCAATGGCGATGGCACAGACCTTCCCCGACCCTGAGGTGTGAGATGGACGAGATGGAGCAGGTTGCCAACGAGGCAATGATGGCAGGCGCAGAACTTCAGGAGGGTCTCGACATGGGCCTTCCGTCGGTGCGGGGGATGTTCTCGCAGACTTCGATGAACGCGCTGGTCAGCGCCGCCAACGATGCCCTGGAGTCCGCGGGGTTCGAGGGCGACTACCCGGAGTTCCAGTCCGACGTGACCGAGTTCCCGGGCGAGTTCATGCGCCTGCTCATGATGCTGTCCGATGCAGCCGGAGAGGCAGGCACTGGCGTTAGCATCGAGGTGTCGGGCATCGAGGATGACCGTGACGTGGCGATGCTCGCGTCGCAGGTCAAGAAGTTGGCCCAGAGCCCCGAGTTCCAGCGCGCCATGTCGGGCGGAGCGGAGGTCGAGGTCGAGGCAGAGATGGCTCCGGGGATGGCCCCCGAGGGCATGGGAGAGGAAGCACTCATGATGGAGCGTATGTGACATGAGCGAGCAGACAGCAGCACCCGAGGCACAGGACACGGTTGCTGTCGAACCAGGGCACGTTGATGAGGTCGCAGAGGCGACCCCAGAGAACGCTGGTCGGCGCAACCCGAACTCCAACCAGTACAAGCAGGAGGTCGAAAACCTCCTGTCCGCCTACGAGACCCGCAAGGCTCGTCAGCTGCAGGAGCAGCGCGAGGCGGAGAAGAATGCACCGGAGCCAGACCTGGAAGGTCTGCGCGAGGGCGAGTCCTGGGACAGCATCTACTCCACGCAGCCTCCCGAGGTTCAGCGTGCGATGGCGGAAGTCCGCAAGATGATGACCCGCAAGACGCAGGAACTCGCTGCGGAGAAGCGGAAGATCGAGGCGCAGAACAAGGCGCTCATGGAGTCGGGTCTCATCGACTCCCTTCGCGAGCAGGCGGGGAACGCTCCAGAGAACTTCGATCCCTTCAACCCGGATCACATTCAGCAGCTGATCGAGAGCAAGGTCGCTGCTCGGCTCCAGCAGGTGCTTGAGCCACTCCACAAGAAGAACCAGCAGAGCGAGGCGCAGGCCCGGTACGAGAACTTCAAGACGGAGCATCCCGACCTCATCGAGGACGCGAACGTCAAGAAGGGTGTGTACGAGGCGCTCCAGGCAGACCCCAACCTGAAGTTGGAGTCGGCGTACTGGATGGTCAAGGGCAAGATGCTGGTTGCTCAGCAGCAGCTGGACGAGGACCGTGCTGCGGTTCGCCGTCGAGCGCAGCAGCGGGCCGCACTCATGACCGACCGAGGGCAGAAGCCGGGCAAGCCGGTGCTGTCTCCGGACCTCAAGGACAAGAGCGCCTACGAAATCTACCAGACCTTGAAGTCTCGTCAGAACTGAGGTAGTGTTCCCGCAAGCCCTTGGACCCTGCGGGACACGCCAAGCGGCACCGGCCCCGATGACGGACACGCCGAACCGCATCCCCCAGAACTCGTACCTACGAGAGGCTACCCATGCCGACGACTACCGGCGTCCAGGCGGACATTCTCGCCAGTACCCTCCGAATCCTTCGGGACAAGGAGGTTGACAACACCTTCCGTATCATCCCGCTGCTCGACGCCATCGAGCGCGGCGGCAACGTCGAGGACGTGGACGGCGGGTCGTACATCGACTCTCCGGTCATCCTGACCGACCACTCCACCATCACCCAGCTCAGCTCGGGCTACGAGGCGGTCAGCCTCGCGGTCAAGGACCCGATGCGTACCGCGTCCTACTCGTGGTGTGACGCGACCGCCCCGGTCGTCATCACCCGCAAGGAGGAGCTGTCGAACAAGGGTGAGCGGGCGATCATCCGTATCGCCGAGGCCCGTCTCAAGCAGACGATGGGCATGTTCAAGCGCGAGATCGAGAAGCAGATCATCGCAGGCAACTCCACCATCCTGACCGACCTCCAGAGCCTCAACGGTCTCGACGGGGCAACGGGCTGGTTCGAGGAGGGTGCGTTCGGCACGCAGACCAACACGGTCGGCGGGATCGCCAAGTCCTCGTTCACCACCTCCTGGCAGAACCAGGTTCAGGACGGTGACTTCGCGACCAACGGTCTCAAGAAGATGCAGTCGCTGCTCATCGACTGCCAGCAGTACGCCCCCGAGGGCGACGTAGACCTCATCCTCGCCAGCCCGACCTCCTACGGGCTGTACAAGGACGAACTCCAGCAGCTTGAGCGCTACGTCTCCGCCACCGAGGAGCGGAACATGGCTGGCCGTCTGGCCCTCCAGTTCAACGGCGCTGCCATGTACATCGAGCCCAACCTCGGGTTCACCGGCTCCGGCGCATCGAACAAGATGTCGATGTACTTCCTCAACACCCGGCTGTTCAACGTCTACTTCGACCGCGACGCCAAGTTCGAGCTGGGCGACATGGAGTCCATCAGCGGCTACGCTGCGATGAGCGCTCAGATCGCTGTGCGGATGCAGGTCTGCACCTCGAACCTGTCGGGCCACGGCATCCTCATCAACGCGGAGACCTGAGACCATGGCAACCAACGACATTCTCCAGAAGATGGACGGCGGCTCCGACTACGGTGCCACCACCAGCAACCGCCGCAAGACGGAGTACTTCCGCGCTGCCGCTGCGGTCTCTGCTGCCGACCTCATCGCCTACGACTTCTCGCAGACCGAGGACGCCGACAAGGTGCTGTTCGTCAAGACGGCGGCCTCCGGTACGGCGACCACGACCTGCTGCATCGGTGTCGCTCTCCGCGCTGCCGCTGCGGACGAGGGAGTCGAGGTGCTCACCCGCGGGCTGTACGTCGTCGCGGTCGATGGTTCCGGCACCAGCATCGCGGCAGGAGACGCTCTCATGCTCTCCGGCAGCAAGCTGGTGAAGGCCACGGCAGGCAACGTCATCGTGGCCCAGGCTGCGGTCGCGGTCACCACCGACACCACCGCTGCGGTCTACTTCGACGGTCGCGTCTGAGTCTCAGTCCCGTCCGCTCTGAGCCCCCGCTTCGGCCCCGCCGGGGCGGGGGTTCTTCGTAGGAGAGCACTATGCCTGCGTCCGATCTCAAGGCACTCCGCGAGTACGTCGCCAACGTGCTCGACTACGATCCCAACAACGACACCTACCGGCGTCAGATTGACCGGCTGCTCAACGAGGCAGACCGTTCCATCTGTCTTGCCAAGCCGTTCACCTTCATCAACAAGGCAGAGGACGTGCTGGTCTACAGCGACCGCACGGCGTCCCTGTCCTTCACCGGCTCGGGCCGCATCGTCACCGCTGGCGCTGCGTTCTTCGAGGACTGGATGGTGAACCAGCAGATTGAAGCCGACGACAAGACCTACGTCATCACGGTCGTGGACAACAGCACCCAGGCGCGCATCGAGCGCGATTTCGAGAGCGCCACGGGCAGCTATGACTCGACCGTCATCAACCGGTACATCGACCTGCCCTACGACTGCACCACCATCCTCGGTGTTGCCCGTCGCTCGCAGACCCGCACACCAGACGACCCGGGCCTGCTCTCCCCGCTGTCCCGCTACGAGGACGAGTGGTGGAACCTGCCCCTGGGTGAGACGAACCTGCCCATCTATTGGGTGAATCACGACCCCGACTACATCGCTGGTCCTCGTCGGAACTTCAACCTGGGGGTGACTGTAGTCACTGCGGGCAAGGGGAACCGTACGGTCGAGATCACCTCGACGTTCGTACGGGGCGGTCGTGAGTCGAACCACGGCGAGGTCGTGTCCATCAGCGCCACGGACACGCAGGACATTCAGCTCACGCCGTTCAGCGGGGTTGCCAACGACGGGCTCAAGAAGCGGTACTACTTCCGCTGCCCGACGCTGGGGTACCACGCATGGCGTCAGCTGAACGACCCGACGACGGGCGAGCCGATGGAACTCGACCCGACTGATGTGACTGTCCGGACGCTCACCGACCTGCGCACTTCGACGCTGACGGACTCCGAGACACTGTTCGACGATCGCCGGATTCCGAACAGCGACGGGTTCACTCAGCGCATTCGGCTCTACCCCCGGCAGGACAAGGACTACACGTTCACCATCCGGTACATGCGTCGTCACGAGTACATGTACGAGGACGGCGACACGTCTGCGATTCCGCCCGACCAGCGCATGGTCATCGCCTACAAGGCGCTGTCCGATATCTTCATGAAGCACGACAACCCGACGCAGTCGGAACTGTACCGGCGGCGCTTCGATGAGATCATGCTGCGCCTGGAGAAGCGGTACCTCATCACGCCTGCACGGCGCATCGTGAAGGGCAACTGGCTGGCGAACATGGAGCCGAACTCCTTCTCGCGGTTCAGCACGCTGGTTCACTCATGAGAGGTCAGACGCTACAGGTCCGTGTCCTCGGGGGTATGGCGCAGGATCTCCCCCAGCCAGCCGAGGGCGCGTCGCTCATCGAGAACTGGACGGTGGATCCTCGTACCCAGGGCATCTCGACCCGCATCGGGTATGAGAAGTACCGCCCACTCGCGTCTGCTGGGTACGCCCCGTTCGGCTCCACGCCACGGGTAGACAGCCTGTTCGTCGCGCAGGGCTCAGTCAACGGCGCAAGGCAGACCATCCTGTTCGAGGCAGGCGGGGTGCTGTACCTGTACAACGAAGTCGGCCAGGAGAACGACCTCATCAGCCTGACCAACATGGTGCCGCCCACGGCGACCGACATGCCCACGATGTACACGCAGTGGCAGGACCGGGTCATCGTCACCAACGGGCGGGACGCACCGAAGATTCTGTCTCTGTGGCCGATGGGCGCAACGGCGGATGTGACCGATGCGGTCAAGGCGTCGATGATTCGCCCGCTGGGGTTCTCGGGTCAGCCATCGTCACCCGACCCGCTCAAGGTGGTGACCATCGACGCCACGGGCGGTGGTGCATCGTCGGACAGCTACACCGGAGCCAGCACCACGAACTGGTACCCGGTGTATGGCAACGCCATCTCGTTCCCCGGTGCGTTCGGCATGGGGCAGCACAAGGGTGGCACCGACGGCGTCGAGAACAACTACCAGTTCAAGGTCGCGTTCGTGTCGGACACGGGATCGGTCAGTCCACTGTC